TTTGTCCATAACTACATTACTTAATGTATTAAAAAGATTATTATATTCACTATCACAAAAATCAAAAACAAACGCATCATAATTATATAAAACTACTTTAGTTTTACAATTTTCCAATATACTATGTATAAGACTTAATGTGTATATATTTTGGTCTGTTTCTTTAGATTGGATTAAATAATTAAATAACTTTGCTTTAGTCATTTCTTTATGGTTTTCCTTTTTTATCTTTTTCCAACAATAATTCATTGTATAACCACGTTCTTGAAATTCATCCCATTTCTCATCAGTGTATTTTTGTATACCTTTAAAGAAAGGATGGTGTAAATATTTTTTATTAACACCTCCATATATTTGTTTAAAAGTTAAAATTTTACTTTCTTTATATTGGCTTGGTGTTGGGTTATTAGTGTTAAAATATAATTTAGCTAATTCATGATATGGATAATCTTTAAACTTATATCCAATCATATCTGCTATTAGATAAGGGTGAAAGCTATCATAATCCATTTCTATAAAATAATCATTTTTAGGTATAAAACAATCACGTTCTCCCGTACTATGTTTTAGTCCTACAAAATTTATTCCATTAAAATTATTTACAGGTCGCCCGGTAGTAGTATATGGGTTATACCATCCGTATATATTGTTATCTTTTATACTATATTTGTTATTTTTTAATTTAAAGTATTTATTAAACTTATCATTAATTTTTAATGAATTTTTTTCTAACTTATATAAATTAGGTATAATTATTTCATCGTAATGTAATCCTTCTTTACTAGAAAACCATGGTATAAGCGCGCGTTTTCTTTTTTGACAACGCTCATAATGTTTACCAATAGGTATCATTTTATTTACCTTTGTTTGTGGGAATTTACGGTAATACCATGCATGAGCTTGTGTATTAAATTCATTAGGGAATGGCTCATTTTTTGCACAATAATATCTATATTGTATATCCGTATAAGATTTTAAAGGGTTCGCATGTAAAGCGGCTTTTTTATCTAAAATATAAATTTTTTTTAATGATTCTATATAATAAAATACCTCATCTTTTTGTAAATTTATACATTCTGGGTGGTTAATAGGTAAAATATAACCTTTATCATCATCTAAATTAGAAATGTAAATACCAATAATTTCTGCAAGAGCGGGGTGTGTGTTATCATTGCCATAGATATAATCTATATAACATGATTTTGCTATTTTTCCACGTAATATTTTAAATTGATGTTGAGTTTCTATAAGATAAAACATACATGAATATATAAAAAATATTTATAATATCCTACTATTTAGGCACTAGTATGATAATCCTGAACCTATACCCCCAAAGTATACATTTGTTTTATATTTTTTTAATTCTTTTCTTAATGATCTTAAGTAAATTCTTTGTTCATCTCCTTCTTTTCGTTGTTCTGCTGTTACTACAGGAGGATTTGATGTCATTAATTTTAAATGGCCTTCAAAACCAGGATATTGAGATATTTGAATGTCATAAGGTCTTAATTCTTCTAAATATACAGGTGATTTCATAGAATTTTCTAAAATATAAGTAGGAGGTTGGATTGCTTCAAAATCATTTTCTTTTATAGTATTTGCTCTTGTATAATTAAATCCATTAGCATCCCTAGAAAAATATTGTTTTCTAGCAAGTCCTTTCATAAGATATCTTATGTAACCTGTAGTATTACTTGGGTAAAAATTAGTGTTGAAAACGGGATTTCCCTCATATAATAAAGCGCCTTTAATTGCTTCTATTCTTTCCATTCTAATTTTATTTAGTAGAGTTTGTCTTTTACTTTCTAATTCTTCTAATCTTAAAGTTTCTTGAGCCATTGGATCAATTCCATAAGTATCAAAATATTCTTCTATTGATTGGATTTGTGGTTCTTCTGGTTCAATAGGTGGAGGTATAATTATGGATGATTTACCTATTTGATTTCCTGGAGGAATATATTCTGCATCTCTTATAGAATTTTTAAGTCTTAAAGTTGCAGGAGTTTCTAATCCTGCTTCTATGAGGGCTTGGTCTATAGCTTGTTGAAGTTCATTTTGGTTAAAATTACCTCTTTCTTGAAAATCTTCTTCAATTCTTCTTATTATTCTATTTCTTTGAGCTTCATCTTCATTTCTAGCTGATTTGAATTCATTAGCATAATCTAATTCTTGTTTCATAATAATAAAAGATTGACACCAGTAAGTGGCTCTTACAGAAGCTTTCCATTTATGACAAACATTTTTATGAAAAAAATAACAACCAACACAATTTTGATTTTGTTCATGTGCTTCTCCTACAGGTAAAGCGTATGAAGCAGGTAAATTTACAGGTATGTTTGAATCATCAGGATAAGTTCTATCTAATATTGGAGTTATTGATGGTGTTTCCAGACTAACACCTTCAGGTATAGATCCTTCTATGGGACCCATTACGGGATGTATATGATAATGACCCGTATATTCTCTTCCATCTTTATAATATAATTCTCCTCCTCTAGTAGATAATCCTTCTTGCAATGCAGGAGTTGAGTATTCATCTAAAATAAAAAATAATAAAGATATGTCAGAATGACTTTGTTCTAATCGGTTTAAAGTTTTACGATTAACTTTTCTTACATCTCCTATTAGAGCCCATTGTAATGATCCTACAGTAAATAAATTATAATCATTTTCATTGTAAAAATCATCATATGTTTTTTTATCTATTTCTATGTAAGAATGATCATTTACTTTTTTCATAAAATATCTTACAAAAAATCCTCTTTTATAATCATCTTCAGTTGGTGATGGTTTTTTTGAATCAGCTGATTTTCTTCCTCTAAGAAAAATATGTTTTTGTTTTTTTAAAAGATTATACATTTTCACATTACGATCATTCCCCATGTTACTTCCTTCACCTGGTTGTGCTTTTTCTAATTCTATTCCTAATTTTGATGGATTTGAACCAGCATAATATTTGTTATCACTAGTTGCTATATATTTACCTGTGTATGGTCTGTCTGAACCTTTAATTATAAAGTCACCACCACTAGTTTCTAGTACATTTATTTTAGATTTTGGAAAATATCCCATTTTAATTTGGTCTTAAAATTGTTCCTGTATGGAATTCACCTCCATAATAATCAGCTCCACCTAAAGGTACACCTTCTGTATTTCCAGCAAGTAATCCTCTATCAGCAAATTGTTTAGATAGCCTTGCTTTAGCTATTGTACTTTTAATCCCTAAAGCTACTGCATCACCTGAAGGAGGAGTTCCTGGGCTAATATTAGGGAAAATTCTTTGTCCTGTACCTCTATGGGCATTTTTTTCATCATAATCATTTTTAGGATCTTTTCCAGTTGCAACACCTTCAAAAGTATATCCCGTATGAGTTTCTTTAAATTGAGCTTGAGCAAAATAATATGAAAATATTAAATATATCCAATTTTTATATTCTTGTAAAGTCATTTTTGTATATCTTCTTTCGTTAGGAACATTCCAAGCACCTACTAAATTATTTCCACCTGCTGGATTTCCAATAGCAAAATGATTTGGTGTACCTCTTATATTCATAATATCGTTATATTCAACTCCCTCGTCTTCATAATGAGTACTCCATCTATCCTTTCTAGTCCTATAACTATGATGGGCTGGTTTAGGATTTGTAACATGTCCTGGATATAAACCCATAGATGCATCACCTACACCAAAACATTCAAGTACCCATTGTGCTTGAGCAGCATTAGAAACTCCACATCCTCCTGACCACCATACATTATTCGAACCATGTGTGCCCGTTTCATGATCACTTTTACTATATTCATATCTTTCGCGTTCTATTCCAAAATTTACCCAACCTGTTTGTACTGCATCTGCACTTAATACACCTGCAGGAGGTGTTCTCCAATCAATAAATGAAGGAGCAGGGTGGCTGTGAGCCTGGGTACCTCCACCTGGGTTTAGACTTTTATCCATCCACCAAGATTTACAATGTGTAGGATCTCCATAAATACCTCCTTCTCTAGCATCCCAAAATGTCTCTAGCTCAAATGGACCTATAGCTATATTACCAGTAGCAGGAGAACATTCAACTTGTTTTCCATTTCTACCCCAAGACGCTCTAGAAATATCATCTATATTTCCTTCACCAAAATCTCTAGCATATCCATCAGGACTTTGACCAAATGGTGAATGTTTATTTTTACCTGCAACATTCCAAGTTGTTACAGTAAGCTGATAACGACATTTTTCATAAAAAAGGTATTCATAATTTTCAAATATTTTTTTCAAAATATCTGTTTTTCCTTCATCTATAAATTCTTGAATTAAGTTATCATTAGAATGTTCATCTAATGTTGCTTCTGGATTTTCTATTTGAAGACCTTCCATTTGATCTATATTATCCTGTCCACGAGCTGCTGAATATTCATATTCTGAATTTTCTTCATTAAGAGATTGAGGGTTATCTAATAAAATTAGTTGACCCGATATTTCTGTAGTCCAATCTTGGCCTGAAGTTATATTTTGACTTTCTCCCATAACAATAAAACCTATATCTTCTCCTTGATATCCTTTAGGTAATCTTCGTTTATTAATTTTAAAAACATTACCTATTGTTAATCCTGATATTCCATCAAATTTTGCATTAAATTTTAATGGTATTATTTCTGATCTTCCTTGTGAGTAATTTGGGTCTCTAAAACCTTCATATTGAGGTGGATCTGCAGTTAGATCATCTTTATGGTATCTTGCATTTAAAGATATTATTTTTGATTCTAAACCTTTTACTATTGATATAGCTTTATTTTTAGAAATTCTATTTAATTTTTTATTTTCTCCTGTTATTGTATAATCTCCTGTTAATACATCAATTCTATACACATATAATTTTGCTATATCTAATTTAAAATCTTCTAAATCTTCTTGATATTTTTTTCTTTTTTGTTCTCTTTCTGTATCTGTTATAGCTGAAGGTTTAAAAAATCTACTTTGAATGTCTGTGTGTAATGCAGAAAAACTTGCTGCTTCTAAATCTGTAATAGAATCTGGATTTTGAGCTGCTATAGCTATTGTTGAGCTTAAAGCATTAGGGATTGTTGTATTAAAATTAAATTCTCTACATATAGTTGTATTACTTTGAATGTCTAATGTAAATAAATTTTCATATGCTAAACCAGAATCTATTTGAAATCCTAAATCTATAACTCTAATATAATTAGGTCTTTCATGTTCTGATTGAAGTGTAAAAGTATGTGTTCCTGCACATGCACTATTAACATCATCCCATATTTTTTTTAGGTAGTCAAATAAATTAAAGTTTGGATTTAATCCTTCATCATTATATCTCATTGATTGAAAAACTTCTTTAATATGGCTTATGTTAAGAAATATATTTCCTATTTCTCTATTACCTTGAACCCAACCTGTTGTTGTTCTAAAACCTGTAGCTTTATTTGGAATTTTACCTGGATCCATTTGAATGGTTGGTTGATTTGGGGTTTTTAAACTACCATCATGAGAATGTGTTTGTAATTTTTGGAGTTGGTGAGGTAATAAACAAATAAGTGGATCTACAGACATATCTACTAAGTCAGGAATTCTAATTGTTTTAGTGTATTGTAGATCTTTAAAATGTTGTTTCCAAAAATCACCTTTAATGTATATCATTGATGGTTCATCTGCTAACCAAGGTGCATTCATAACCGATGTTGGCTTAGTTACTTTAATTTGTGTGTATGTAAGTGGTTCACTTGTTTCATTGTATCGTGTTGTAAGACGTAACATAGGATTTTCTGATGTTCCTTGTCTATCTATTACAAACATATTTAATATATGAGCAAAGAAATCCCATCTTATATAGTTTTCTTTAGATGCCATTCTAGCTTCTAATTCATTAGAACCTCTAAATAAAGGTTCACCTTTATATATATAGTAAGCATCTATTAATCTTTCTATTTCTTCTATATCATCTCTAATTTTACTCCCATTTACACCCCCAAAAATTCCACTAGGATTATCCATTCTATCTGATTCATCTGCTAATGCTTGAAATTCTCCATCTGTTAATTTGTAATCTCCTATTTTGCCATCGTTTTTTTCTACATAATCATTAGCAAATTTTCTAAAATCTGCATATAAACTTAATTGGTATGGATTTTCTTGAATATAACTAGAATCTGATATTCTTTTAGTTCTAGTTTCAGCAAATTGTACTATTGCGGCTATATAATATTCTAAATCATCTACTTCTACCTTTTTTGATCTTTCTTTTTCTTCTTCTCCATCTTTTTCTACTTTTGAAATACGTTTTCCTGATCTTCTTCCTTTTAGGGATTCTATAATTTCACCTGATCCTATTAATTCTGTAGTGCAATCATAACCTCCATCTGGTCTTGCTACAAATTCAAAATTTTTACACATTCCTAAAAACCCATCATAGTTACCTGATGTTAGTTTTTTATATTTTATAATGTCTGAATTAATTTCTTCTATAGTAACATTAGTATCCCAAAAGGTATCTATAGAAGGGAAAAAAATTTCTTTTTTCCCATCGTTAGAAAAATATACTGACCACCCCCAATCTAGTAATACAGGAAATCCTGGTCTCATATAAAGTAATTCTAAGACTTCTAGTTGTCTTCTATTATGACAAGCAAATTCTACTTTAGCTTCTCTAAGAGAACCATATGCTGATTTTGTTCTAATATTAGCTGATACAATACCAGGCATAGGTACAATACCAAAATCATCTCCTTCTGATGCATCTGATCTTATATAAGGATCACCATATGTAGCAGAATAATGTTTTCCAAAAGATCCTTTTTTTCTAGCCATTCCTCTACTAGCCATTTGTATAGGGGGTTTTACAAATCTATCAGGATTTCCGGGTTCTCCAAAAGGATCTAACGTGTATACTTGTTGAGCTTCTGGATTTGGGGTTGTATCTATATAATCTCTACCTGCTTTAAAATCATAATTTTTAACAGGAATACCTCCCATTAACATATATCTCATAGCTAATCCAGGACCTTTTAAATCATCAATCTTTTCAAATTTAGTTCCATCTAATATTTTATTAGTTTCAAGTAAATCTACTCCTGACATCATTCTAATCATACATTGTCTTTCTGCTGTATATGTAAAAAAAGCTCCTGGAGGTAATATAGCTGCTTCTTCTCTATAATCTAATTGATTTTGAGCTTTATGTGCTTTAAATCTATTATCTTTTAAATCATTACCTTGTGAAAGAATTGATTCTCTTATTCTTAATTGACGTTTTACATAGCCTTTAAATGTTTCTTTAAATATTGACATAACTTTTTATTTTTTAATTGAATTTAACTCTTCAAATCGTAATATTATACCTTGAAAATCTGATGGGATTCTTATTTGGGTTCCTGTTTTTACCCCAAAACTATCTCGTCTTATAACATCAACATTAGCAGTTGCTATTATCCACCACAAATCTACATCTCCATAAAACATTTGAGCTAGTGTGTCTAATCTATCACCAACAGTAGTTGTAATATAAATATCATTTTCAGATAAAGATATATCTGGATATTTAATATCTTTATATTTTCTTTTACCTTGAGGTGTTATTCTTTGTTTACTTACGAATGCTAGTCTACTTGGCATATTTTTAATTTTAATTATTTTGGAAATTCACTATAAGCTTGTCCTGATTGTTGTTGTTCAAAATTATTTTGATTTTCCATTTCCTGATTTTGTTGTTCTGTAAGGATTTGAGCATTTGCTGCAGCATTTGCCCAAAAATTAGAAGAACCTGGAACCCCTGATTTAGCTGGTTGGCTTGCTGGAGTATTTGCGTCTATTACATTTTGAGGAAGATCAACAAACATAGGACCTCCTGCTCCCTCACTTCTATTTTGGTGGTGAACAAATGTAGAAGGATTAGGTTGATTAATAATATTACTATTTTTAGTACTGTCATTTGTAGGACTTTCTAATATTGGTAAATCTATAAATTGTGGTTCTGAAACAGGTATTTTTTGTAGTGTTATTGGTTCAATTGATATTTCCCCATCATTTAATTTATTTGATTCTTCATATCCATGTGATAGTGCTGTTTGAGTGTCTATTTTTCCATCATTTCCTAAAGGAACTGCTTTTCTATTAGCTCTATCTCCATATACTTTTCTATTTTCTCCTGCATGTGGTAATATAAATGGTGCATTGACACTTCTTTGAGGAGTAAAGTTATGTAATGGTTTAAATGAAACATTTACATCTAAAACATGAGGTAACATTAATACATCATCATCTAAAGGACGACCATTTTTTTTATTACTATCAGATAACTGATCTCCTGTTAATCTAGCTATTTCCCAAGGGTAATCTGTTTTCCAAGATAAACCAACACTTTCCATTAATCCAGGAACTCTATAACATATATCTCCTACAGTCATTCGAACGTAAGGGGCTCTCATTCTTCCTCCTTTATATTCGGGAGCAGTTTGAGCACATAAATAATTTAATTTTCTATAAAGTGGTATTAATTCATGGCGAGTTTGTGCTGCTATTTTAAAACTAAGACCTATACTTCTATTAAAACCTTCATAAGTATAGAATGGTTCAGCTCTACCATTATATCTAAATTCATTATGACTAGCATTAAAATCATCATTATAAGAATCTAAATAAGCACTAAATACCATTGTATTTGCTTTAGTAGGATCATCATGGTTAATAGCCTCAAATCTAAATGGTATAAAATCTCTTAAATCGTCATTTGAAAAATCTCCTTGAGATTCAAATATATCCATCATATTGATTTTATTTACACTTTGTGGGAAATATACAGAGTAAGCCATATTGTTTCCTTCATCCGTTTTAATTCTTGTTTTATTAGATCTTTCGTTTGGATACCAATATTGAGGAGGCGTTGCTCCTGGGTCTCCTCCAACATATGTACGTGATCCTCCACCACGAATTCCTGATACTGCTGGACTTTTAGTATAATCAGAACCAAGTTCTCCTACTAACTGTCTAAAATCTTTTATGTCTTTTCCAGTATATACACCTCCTCTTCTTGACATTAAATTTCTATACATTCCTGTTTGAGTTTTTAAAACTACATTACGTTCAGTGTAAAGTGTACTATCAAGTGATGCATCAAGTCCATCAATATCTAATGCTCCTTTTAGGATCATAGGATAATTAGGTTGGAATCTAATTTTACTTTTAAGTATTTTAAAGTGACCATTTGGTATTTCACGGTCTAATTCTCCAAAACTATCAAATTTTGGAATTAATTCTTTAGCTGTATCTGTAAATCTATCAGCAACAAATGGGGCATATTTTTTAATAGTAGTAGTACCTATTCCATATACTGATCCAGGTCCACCTCCATATTTATATAATTCTGCAACATTTTCATTTCTACCTATAATATTACCAAGTGATCTTCCTAAAGCTGTTTCTGTCATGAAATCTTTTCCTCCTAAAAAAGTAGATTCAAACCATGAAGGTTCATCATTAGGTAAACCTTCTCCTCCTTGAGGTACTGCAGGTTTTATATGATTTCCATATAAATTAATCATTCTATTTGGGTGTATTGTCAAATCACCCGCTTGATTAGTTAAATCATATTTTATTTTTGGTTCATCATCATATCCTTCAAATGATAAAGGTGTAGCTCCTCCTCTTTTAACATGTAATCCTGTAAGAGTTGGGTTTGCTGCTATTTGGGCTTCTGTATTTATTCCTAAATTATATAAACTATCATTAGCAACTGAACTGATTCCTGCTGGGCCTGCTTCTATACCAGGTTCGCTTGGTTTTGGATTAGATAATTGTAAACCTACTTGTGTAAGTTTCCATTGTAAACCTCTAGGGGAGGCCATAAAATTTCGTATTCTTTTAGAGTCTAATCTATTTCTATCATTTAAAGTTGTTATGCCTCCTCTTACATTATTGGCTTTTTGACCACCTAAAGTAGTACTTTGATCAAAATTTTCAAACCTATCAGGTAAAAGTTCATCTCTAATAAAAGGTTCTCCACTATCACCATTAAAAATTTCATCATTACCCCAACTAAAAGATCTTTGATTAAAAGTCATTCCTGAATCAAATATAGATGAAGCTTCTGAATAATTAAAACCTCCTACAGATGAAGGAGTATTATGATTAGGGTAAGCTAATTTACCTTGTTCTAAATTTGTTAGTAATTTTTTTAATCCCATTTAATTTTTATTAAAATCCAATGCCTGTTTCAGGATTGGTATATTTTCCTGTTGCGGGTAACCCCCCATCTAAATCTGCAAAATCTGAAAAACCTGTGGCTCCAGGAGATGGTCCTACTTGTACAACAGAATTATAGCCTCCTACAGAAATACCATGTGAATACTGATAGGTATTTGTTAGTAAAGCTTGGTGTAAATCTATTCCTCCTAATTGTTTACCATTATATCTTCCCGGATTTGCTATTCCATGAAAAAAACCATTACCTCCTACATTATTATAAGGTGTTCCTGGTGCACCATCACCTAAATCTTGATATTCTGAATTGCCTGTTGGTCCAGGTGAAGGGCCTACTATTCCAACAGCATCACCATGGGTATATGTGTAAGCTGTTTGTAACATAGTTACATGTAAATCTTCACCATTTAGGGTTTTTCCTTGTCCTTTTCCTGGATTTGGTATTCCATGAAAATAATTAGCATCTCCAATACTGTCTACTGTTGAATTTAAATCTTGATATTCTGAATTGCCTGTAGCTCCAGGTGAAGGGCCTACTGATTCTACAGAATTACCATGATTGTAAGTATAATTTTGAGTTAGTAAGGCAACATGTAAGTCTTCACCATCTAGTTGTTTGCCTTGTCCTTTTCCTGGATTTGGTATATTATGGAAAAAACCTGCATCACCTATACTTGTAGGTGTTGTATTTAAATCTTGAAATGGAGTACCTGGTTTAGGAATTGATTCTAATTTTTCTGCTATTAAATCAGCATTAGGTCCTAAAAACATTCCTCCTTGTGATAAAATAGGTATTCCTAACATAGAAAGATCAGTTGCTCCTACAGCAGGCCATCCAGGACCTCCTGCTTGTCCTGCTCCAAAACTTGATTGTGGGTTTATTTTACTTTTATATATTTCATAAGCATCTGGAGGAAAAAAAGCAGGTATTTCATTAGTTTTTACAAGTTGATTTATCGGATTATAAGCATGTAAGCTAGATTTTTTACCAAAATCAAAAGTAGCACCATCAACTGAAAATGGAGTATTATCTAATTTATTACCTTCTTCTAATAATAAATCTTGTTGAAAGGCTTCTCCTATTGGTCGTGGTCCTAAATCAAATGAAGGACCCTTTTGCCCATCTAAATCTTGATATAAAGATTTATTAGGTATTTCAGATAATGAATCTTGTTGTAAAGTAGAACCAGGACCTCTATCAAAAGCTTTTCCTTTTGTTTCTTCCATTTTTCCTATTGGATTTGTTCTATCATCATTTCCTGGTAATAAATCAAATCTTGAACTTTTCTTTAATAAACTCATAGTTTTATTTTTTTATAAATATAATATTTTATACAAACTTAGTACTATATTTTGCTGTTTTTTGATAATCTCCATCTTTACCTGTTGAACTACTGGCTCCAAAAGAATCATGTTTTATATTTGTAGATACTTTTATGTTTGACATAGCCATTGCCATTTTTTTATAATCAAATTTTTCAGATTCATTTCCTCCTCCCCCTCCTCCTAAATTAGTACCTGCTATAATTGAATCTTCTTTATTTAATTGTATTGTACCTTTTGGGCCTTGAGTTACTATACCTCCTTGAGGATCAATAATAGCATCATCAACTTTTGTTGCTTTTGCTTTACCTATTGAAGCCATTAAAGTTACAACAGCACCTGCTGCTAAAGCTACTCCTGCAATTCCTAAAAATCCAAATCCTGAATAAATACTTGCTATAGCAGTTGCTAATGATTTTCCAAAAAGTCCAGCTACAATAGCACCTAATTTAACCATAGCACCTGTAAATAGAAGAGCTTTACCTGTAGCTGAGCCAAAAAATTCAGCTATACCTGAAATTCTATTTACTATTCCTTCTATAGGGCCTACCATATCTACAAATAATTGTTTCATTTGTTCTACTGCTGCATTAAATTCTTCTTGAGCATCCATTTGTTTTAACATAGCAATTGTCTGCTTATCATTATTAGCTTCAGCTTCTGCTAACATTGCTGCCCTATCTGATTCTAATAATAAAGCATTTGATAATTCATCAGCAGTCATACCAACAGCTTTTGCTATTGATTCTTGTTGTAAAACATTTAATTTTGAAAAATCTGCAAAATCACCTACATTAGCTGCTATTTCTGCTGTTAGTGTTTCATAATCACCAGTTAATGCTGCTAATCTAGCTCTTTCTAAATTTAATTGTTTACCTGTTAATAATTCTGCTTCTAATTCAGCATTTATAGAACTTTCAAAATCTAATAAGGATTTACCTGCATTTGCTACTTGTTCTAATTCAAATCCTAAAGCTTTTGCTTTAACTACAGCTTTGGATATTTCCATTACATTACCTCCCATTTGAGCCCTAATTTGGCCTGAAATTTTATGGGTATCATGTATTACATTTTTTAAATTAATTTGAGCACCTGTTGCTGCATTTGATTCATTAACAATACCTTCAATACCTTCTAATGCTTGATCTACACTCATACCCATTCTTGCAGCACTACCCGCAGCTACACCTAATTGATCATCTAACAGTATTCCTGCTTTATTCATGTCAGTTAAATGAGCTAATGTTTCTTGATTAAATACTGCTGCTGTTTGAAATTGATCATTTAATTTAGTATTTAACTCTAGTAAAGCTTTAGTTGTAATTCTTAAAGCAGTTGCAGAACCTACTATATCTTTAGCATGCATTGCTGTTGCTGCTAATTCTCCTCTTAATTCCTTTGCTCTCCCTCTAGAAATACCTAATTCTTTTTGTATACCAACTACTGATTTATTAGCTTCAACTAAACTTTTTATAATTGTTAAAAGAATAAGGGGACCCATTGCAGCATTAAGTGATTTTCCCATTTCTTTAAAACCAGCTGCTAAAGCTTTTGTTTTATCTCCACTTTTAGCAAATTCTTCAGTCATGGCTTCTGATGCCTTTTGGGTATTTAGCATTGATCCTACTAAAGGAATTTTAGACATTTCTCCCATTAACATGTTAGCAGTGCCTAAATTCTTTTCAAATGATTTTGCTACTTCATTTTCTTTAATTAATTGCTTAGTTTTTGCTTCATGTATTTCTTTTTCTTTATTTAATTTATTAATTAAATCTTTATTAGCTCTAGCATCTAACTTACTTATTTCTGTTTTTAAATTTTTACTAGTTTGAATAGAATTAGATATATCTTGTTGAATATCTACGGAATTTCTTAGTTCTGTGATTCTTTTTTTATCTACTATTGCTCTTTCTTTAATAGTAGCTAAGGTTTCATTAAGTAGATCTCTTTCTTGTTTTTGTTGATCTATAGATTTTTGCCTATTTTGTAGATCTTCTTGTGTAGGACCCTTATTATTTTTATTATTTTCGTCTCCGTTAGGCATTATATTTTATTGTTTTGTTATAAATATGAAAAAAATAAGGATATCTCACAATATCCTTATTAAAAATTATAAGTAGAAGAAGGATTTATATTAGGTCTGGATATATTTCCACTATTTGAAGAACCTTTTTGTGCCTTTTCTATTTCTTTATTTTTTTCTTTGGTATGTTCATTAATTTTTTGAATATGAAACAATCTTAACCAAACGGGCATATTATAAACCTCTGAGTGTTGAAAACCACCGCCGCCATGGTACACTAGATCGTGGATCTGGGCAAATAATGATGTCCTATACGCCGGCGTCAGGCCAAAAAAAGCCTACTCCAATTGGTATTGCGATTTCTGTAACTTCTCCGTTTGGTTTTTCATTTTCATATACTAATTTAACATCTGGTTGTATATTACTTATGTATTTTCTTAAAGCTCTTGCATCTCTAGCTAATAAATTATTATCTACAAATTCTCTAACATTTTTTGTTTCATAATTACCATTTACTGATGTAATTATATGTTTTAATCTTGTAGTATTATTAGGGACATTATTTTTATTAATTTTTTGTAGTCCTTTTAATTCATTAGAAATAGCTATTTCATCTTTATGTGTTAAAAATTTAAAAGTAACTGATGTTTTAGATGTAGGTAAAGTAAAAGAAAATTCATTTTTTCCATCTTTAACTAAAGATTTATCTAAAAATTTATCTTCAATAGTTGTAAGATCTACTGTATGTTCTTCTCCATTATATTCAAAAGTATAATCACTACCATAACCTAAAATACGAGCTGCAATTAATATTGCATTTTTATCACCAAGTATTAAATCATTATAATCAATTTTACTAACAATAAGAGATTCTAATAATTTATCAATTACTGTACCATTTTTTATAAAATTTTGATTCGTAAGAATATCTTCCTCACGAGCTGTCATATATTTCATTTCTATTGTTCCTTTTTTTAAGGGACTATCTTTAGAATATAATAAGCCTTTTGAGGGTAAAGTGACTTCTTCAGTCGGGAATTGTTGTTTATTTTCCATAACGTTATATTTTTTAAAACTAGTTCAGATATACATATATGTAAAATAAAAAAGGTGCTAAAAATAGCACCTCTTTAAGTAAAATATATAATATTAATAATTTAAAATAGCATAATCCATTACTATAGTCATTGATATTGAAGTTGGAGTATCTGAAGTCCAATCCATATCACCAAAATTAGCATTTTGACAATAAGCTCCTTTTAAAATCCATTCTTCAACAACATCACCTACAGGTCCTAAAGTATTGATTCTAACGTCTTTTTTATAAAAATCACTATAACCATCTCTACCTGTTACTGATTCATGTGATAATCTAACCCATTCCATTACTGCTTGTGCTCCTGATGGAGTTACTGGATCATATAATTCACATGTTATGTTTTCCCAATTAGCTTTACCTTTAATTTTTCTTTTCACATTAATATGATCAAGAACTACTTCTCCAAATGTAATATTTGGACGAGCTATTTTTTTGATAAGGTATGCTGGGATTCCATCTATAAACATTATAAACCTATTTTGTAGTTTAGGTTCAAATGCTGTAAACATCATTTCATTTGTATTGAGAATTGCCATCTTTTATTTTCTTTTATTATTTCATTTATAAATATAAACTTTTTTAACTTTTATGAAGGAAATGTTGCTCCTGTTGGTAAAATGTTAAAGTCTAGGATTATAAATTCTGCAGTTCTTGCTGGTTGTAAGAAAATAGCACCTACTAATTGATTTCTATCAATAACATCTGGTGTATTATTACTTTCATCCATTTGAACTCTAAATGCAAATAATCCTTGTTGTTGTTGTACTGTTTCTAAATATGGATTTACTATATTTAAAAATCTATTTCTTGTTGCTTGTGTATTTTGTTCAAATACTAAATATCTTGTAGAACTTGCTATAAATTTCTTAAGAGTAATTAATAATCTTCTAACATTAATTCTATCAAGAGCAGTTGCTCTTTCTTGTAACGTTTTCTGACCCCAAATACAAACTCCTGTTTGAGGGAATGTTGCTATTGGATTAATTTTTTCATCATATAATTTATCTCTTTCTGCTTGAGTTAATTGTGTTTTAGCTTCTCTTACATTTCCTAAAACTCCTCTATTTAAACCTGCAGGTGCAAACCATTCAGCAGCTATTCTATCTGAAGCAGCTATTGCTCCTGGTACTATTACTGATGGTGGGACTAATACTGGTACATTTCTACTTGTATCTAATACTTTTACCCACGGGTAATATACAGCAGCATAATTTGTATCTAATCCACTAACACTTTGAATTGCCGTGTTTACACTAACGTTATATAAGTCTAAATCCATGACATAAAACGCATCTCCTCTTCCTTCCACCATATCAATCGCTCTATTAGTTATACTTGAATGTAACGAGTGAATTACACCAGGTAATGCTAACATATTGATATCATATTGGTCTTGATTAGATAATAAATCTATTGCTTTTTTATATCCTTTATATCCTGCAGCTGATGTAGAGCTTACATTAAACCCAAATAAATTAGTTTTATTTAAATAAGCAGTACTTAAAGTGCTTTCATTTCCTACTCTAATAGGAATATCAGGTCTTATACCATCATCACCTCCTTGGAAAGGAATTGAAAATTTTAACTGAGAATTTGTTGGACCATTTGTTCCTGTTACATCAAGTGAAGCACTTAATGAACCTGTCCATAATCCTGAATCTGCATGGCCAAAGAAATTTTCAACACTAAATTTACCTGATACATTTGATTCTAAAGCAGTTGGTAATGGTAAGTGGAAATTTTTATTATCTGATTCTTTATCTTCAAATTGCCATCCTAAATAACATCTTTCATTATAAACTCCACCTATTGTTTGTGTTCCTTCATATGATGCTGAAGGGAATATTAATTTTGCTTTACCTCTTATAGCTGTACTTAAAGAAGAAGTTGGAATTGGGTTATATACTGCTGCAAATGCTTTAGGAGATAATTTAGGTGAAAGTGCTTTTGCTTTAACTGTGTCTGCTACTTCTACTCTAACATGAGTTGATATATTAGGATAATCACCTAACATTTCTATTTTTTCTAAAGTATCATTATATAATGGATGTCTATCTCCAATTACTCTAGCAATATATCTTGAACTTTCTGGGTTTAGATCTACATTAGGAAATTGATCAACAATAAGTGGTGTAGTATCTTTATCACCGTATGATCTTAATATTACTGAAAAAGTTGAATATTGTTCTTCACCATCAATATCTGCTGGTTCTCTTAAATTAGCTATACTTATTTTATATTTTTTATTTAAATCACTTCCATGAGCTAATGTATGAAATCTAAATAATTTCTTTGTTGTTCCTATATTAGATCCTACACCTCCTAAAAATTGAGATTCTACCCATGGAGTTGTTGCTTGACTATATCCTTCTGTATTTCCTATTCCATTAAAAGATACTGTGCTTACATTAGAAGCTGATATTAATTTAGATCCTGAACTAAGACCTCCTAATTTGTCTACAGATTCTGCTCCTACATTTTCTGGGTTTGTAGAACCATATCCTCCCAATTCACCTCTACCTGATGCTAATACTCTTTTAGTAAGATTTTTAAAATTAACATATACAAAAGCAGGAGTACCTGCATAATCAGTTACTGATGTTATACTATTTTCAGGATTAGTTCCTAATACTTTTTCTACATAATTATCATGAACTGGATTCATACTTAAAGCTAGTTCAGTAGAAGTTATAGTACTATTTGCTGTATCTCTTAATCTTAAACGGAAATCAGATAATAAACTACCAGTACCTAAAGTAGAATCTGGAGTTAATGTATTGTGAGCTATGTCTGAACCTGCTCCTAAATCTGGTGTAGAAGTTGCTTTTGAAGGTAATAATACGGTTAATAAAGTTGTTGGATGATCTCCTGTTCTAAGTTTTTGTGCTGTTTCTGTAGATGTATCATTTGCTGATGAACTTGCAAGTAAACAAAAGAATCTATTAGAAGTAGTATAATCATATCCTCCTCCTGCTAGTACTCTACATACTGTTACTGATCCTGCACTTCTTAGATATTCTCTTACTGTTTGAGGTACAAATGATCCTGCATATTGGGGACCAAATATCCTTTGATATTCAGCAAAGCTTCTTACTACTGTAGGAACAAAAGCTGGTCCTTGTTTTGTAGGTCCAATTACTGCTGCTCCAATTTGTCCTACTCCTTGGGGTAAAAATGTTTGATCATTTTCTCGGGTAAATACACCTGGTGAAATTATTTGTTCTGCCATCTTAAAAATTTATTTTGTATATTAAATATGCCTGTTCGTATATAAATATGAAAAGGAGTTATAAACCTAAAACTAAGTTAGGCGATTAAAAAAATCTAATCGCCCATAAATATAAAAAATAATTATAAGAATTACTCTACAGGTGTAAACTCTCCTGTTTCTGTATTTACGCTTCCTTTTCCGTACTTATTTGTAAGTTCTTGAGCTAACTTTAATTCTTCTTTTTTTAAGTTTTCAATACTATTTTTTAATATTCTTTCTTGTTCTTCTAATCTAAGTTTTTCTAAAGAAAGTTGACCAAATTGAAAAGTTATTTGTTGATTACTTTGTTGTAATTTATTAAGAGAATCTATTTCTTGTTGAGTGAGTTTTGATGGTTGTTTTATTGCCATAACTTATTAATTTATATTATTATTTATTCTTATATACATATATAGTAAAATTAAAAACCATATTAAAATTTTCCTCCATTTATTGTTCCTGTTAAAGTATTAAATTGTATATCTCCACTTGCACTTATATTTCCTATTACTTCTAATTTTTCACCTGGTGTATTTGTTCCAATACCAACTCTACCTGGTGTTGATGCATCTACAAATAATAAATTAGCATCATCTTCTCCTTCTATTCTGACATCTAAGTCCGCTGCTGCTTCATTAATAGTTATTTCATCATTAGAACCTTCAGTAAAGTCGATCATATTAACACCACCGACTGTAATATTTATGTCGTCATCAGTAAATGTTATTTTAGTGTTAGTATCTCCTATATGTGAAATAACTTCTGTTACTTGTAACTCACCACCTTGTGTTAGTTTTAGAAGTTCAGTTGAATCGTTTTTAAATACAATTTTATCAGATTCATCTGGGTCATTATACAATACCCATTTTCTTGTACTATCTTCATGCCATTCAATTCCAGGATGATTAGCACCTTTTGCTTTAAGTTTTAATCTTGGATCTGTCCCTTCTAAATGAACTACTTCACCAAATACAGTTAAATCACCACTTGCACTTATATTACCTGAAGATGTTATATTTCCTAATGTTTGTAATGAACTTGAATAAGTTCCTGGAGAAGGAGTAGAGGTTGCTGTTACATTTGTTATTCCTGCTCCATCTCCTACAAATTTACTTGCACTTACTACACCTGAGGCTGTTATATTTCCTTTTTCTAAAAAAAGTGTTGAACCAGGTATATTTAAAGCATTTGCAGTAATTAGTCCATGTACAGTTAAATCAACCTCAGTTAATCCTCCTTGTTGGTTTCCTAAAGTTAAAAATTCCTGATTAGGTTCTGTTTTTAAATGAAATAATTGAGTTTGTCCATTAAAAATATAAAAATCATTTGTATCATAATATAATATATTTTTACTAAATTCTATATTACCATTATCGTCTATTGTATATCCAAATTGAATTGTAGAGGCATCTCCCCCTAAAAATATATTATCACAAAAAAGATCTCCACTTGCACTTATTCCCTGTGATGATGTTATACTTCCTAATACATTTAATTCTGCCATCTTATAATGTAGTATTGAATGTTATTGATAATGTTCCAAAAAGTTCATCTATTCTACCATCTGATGATGATTGTAGTGTTATAATTGAATGGTCTCCTGGATTTAAACTTATGTCTATAGGAATTATAGTCATTCCTTCTTTAATTTGCCAACCTATATTATCTCCTTTACCATATTTAGGTTTGATTTTTTTTTCTTTTAATAAAATACCGTTTGGTTGTTGTTCACTTAAATTTGGTTTTTTTCTAAAAAAATTATCTTTTTCTGTGAGGTTTTTATAAACTCTTAATGTTATAAATGAAGTTTTTCCTGTCATTTTAAAAAAGAGAGAATTAATTTTTCCACCAAAAGGAAATAAAAGACAATCACTTTGTTTTAATTTATTTTGTTCAAGTGTATCTACAATAGGTATAGATTTTTCTTCAGTACTTCCTAAAAAATCTGTTGCTATAGGAATCATTTGAGGAAGAGTTATAATAGGAATATTTTTAGTAGAGGGGATAGAAAATGCAGAACCTGGTATTTTATTTACAATATTATTATTTGTTTTATAAAATAATCCTCCGTCTTTAGAATTAATTACTATTTCATTTTTAGAAAATTCTGATGATTTTGGGTCTCTATTTATATTTTTTATTGCCATATTATATTCTAATATTGCCTGATGTTAAGTTAATACTACCTTCTGTTACTCTTAATATATTATTTGTTGTTAAATATGGGGCTGGTCCACCAACTTCATAGTCTACAATTAATTCTAGAAAATCTAATTTAACTCCTGCTCCTATATGAGGAGTTGCACTTGATACTTTTAATGATATTTGAATTGCATTTACTTCTGCAACTGTCCATGCGCTTGAACCATCTGATGTTGTTCGTGAAGTTAGCGTATAAGCTGTTAGAGATTCACCTACAACTTGAACTTCATTATAATAACTACCTCCAGCGTGTCCAATAGTAGTTGTAATTTCTGATGAACCCCCTCTTAATTCAATATGTGCATCTGTTAATTTAAGTTGAACACTATTTACTGTTCCTGCATTTGCAGGTAAATCTGTTAAGTTAAAAGTACCTACTTGTCCAACAGTATCTGCACCTGCAAAAGAACCATCATCTGCTGCAACATTATCAATTGCACCTCCTCCAAAATTATCTGATACTGTGTCAGACCATGTTAAACTAACTGTTGGCATATTATAATCCTTTACTCATATCAAATTTAACTATTAAAGTAGCAACAGTATCTCCAGATACACTTGTAGGATCAAAACTAACAGACACTGTATTACCAGCTGCAAATGAACTTGAAAATCCAAATTTTCTAGTAGTATCATCTGTTGACATATCTACAGTAACTGCTTCTCCTGCTGTTGTTGATCCTATTTCTTGTCCGTCCGTTGATATATGAGTACCAACTATTACGTCACCACAATCGTTTTCACTTCTTACTAATACTTGATCTACATATCCATCAAAAGGCATTATTATAGAAGCATATTCTGATGTAGTTGTAGTTGCTGTTAAATCAGTTAGTCCACCTTCTGCAAATGGTAACCATACTTTACTGGTAGCTGCTCCCTGAAAACCACAGTTAAACATTTGAGTAGTATAGGGTCCTATAGGCATTCCACCAAAATGTAAATCAGCTGAATTTGTTCCTTTTCCATCACTACCTGTTGCATATAAAACACTTGAACTAACTGAGGGTAGTGCTTGGTTTGGTCTTAAAGTTAAACTACCTGATAATATTAAGCTACCTGATTGATCTCCTGTTGTTGTACTTCCTTGTATTCCATTTATAATTAAATTACCACTGCAACTTATATTACCTGAGGCTGTTATAGGTGCATTTAATGATATACTATTTCCATTAGCAGTTTCATCTAATGCTATCATAGTTACATTACCTGCTATAAAATCCATTTGATCTGTTCCAAAGGTGATTTTTGTGTCAGTATCACCTCGATGTGTTAAATTCTCAGCCATTAATATATCACCAGCTACTTCTAGTTGATTAGATTTAAAATAAGCATTAGAAAGTGCTCCTCCATTACCAGCAGTAATATCTAGTTGTGCATTTGTTGATGAATTTAAACTAATACCATTTGCATCAGCATTATCTATAACAAATTGATTAGCTACTATAGCTCCACTTGAACTTATGTCGCCTGATGCTGTTATATTACCTAAAAAATTAGTATAAGCATCAGGACCAATCTGAAACACTGTTGTAGAACCACTTTTTATAGAAAAGGTATTACTAGCATGACTATTAAGTTCATGTCTTCCCCCTCCTAAAAATAAATTATGATCAAGGGTTAACTGATATAGAATATTACTTGTACCACTTGCACTTATATTACCTGATGCTGTTACTGAGGTAAAAATTGCTTTATTACCATAAACATTACTACTAGCACTTATATCTCCAGCAACAGTTAATTCCATATTAGCAGGAGGTGTTGTAGTCAATATACCCACTCGTCCGCTTGCAATAGTTAATACACTATCATTATCAATTTTAGTTATGATTTTTCTATTTGTTTGATCAAATAATATTTCATCATTATTTCCTGCAATATCTGTAATTACACCTCCGTCTGGCATAGTAATGTTTTCTCCTGGAAAAAATTGTCTACTTATAGTATTACCACTTGCACTAATATTAACTGAATCTATTCTATTAATTGAAGCAGATAATGATGTTATTGTCCCACTTGCACTTATATTGCTTGAGGCTGTTATATTTGTTCCAACAAAACCAGTTGATGATTGAATTTGACCATTAGCAGTTGTTATAAATGCTCCATCTGCACCTCCATATATTCTACTAGCTATAATATGACTACTTGCACTTATATTTTTTGATGATGTTATATTACCACCTGTATGAAATCCACCAACTGCACTTACCATTGGATTGTTAACTGATGTATTTCTTATAAAATGTTCATTTGATAAATTATAGTTTGTATATACTCTTCCGTTAGCTCTTATTTGATTAGCAATTACATTACCACTTGAACTTATATCGCCTGATGCTGTTATATGCATTCCATTAGCTACATCTAAATGATCTAAAATTTGTACTGTACCTGCAGTAGATGATATTCTTGATGAACCACCTAAAGATAAATCAGTAGCAAATACATCACCACTTGAACTTATATTACCTGAGGCTGTTACATTTGTTGAAAAGCTAGATTGTCCTTCTTTTAATTCTAATATACTAGTATCGTCTACTCTTAAATCTAAAGCATCAGAAGTAATTTGTAATTTATGGTCACCATTGATATCACCAGCAAAATTATCTGATTGTATTGTAGCTATATTTGTAATATTAGTTGAATCATCTCCAATTATATTTCCATTTGCATTTATATTTCCTCCTACAGTTAAATTATTCGCTACAGTTAAAGCATTTGAGGCTGTTACATTTCCATTAAACGTATGGGTATCTGATAATGCATCTCCAAATATATTTGAACCACTTGAAAAAAGTATTGAAGAAGAAACTATTGATGATGTTACTTGTGTTATAGTAGCTGTATCTGCTATTAATTCAGCAACTCTAAAACTGTTTTTAACAGCAGAACCAGAACCAAAATATAATCTATTATTATCAAGATTAATTGCTAATTCTCCATCTGCTAATCCTGTTGGGACTGCTGATCCTGTTCCTCTTTTTATTTGTATTGTACTAGCCATAATTTTTTATTCCATTATAAATATTTAAAAAGTTCCTCCATTTATAGATCCAATATTAGAAACAAATGAGGCAGTAGCAACTGTCATACTACCTGTGTCAGCGGATGTTATTATTGGTACTAATGAGCCAGTACCATCGTAAAAATTAGTGCCGTCTTTTTGGACTACTCTTTGATAAGTATCTTGTATATTCTTTCCTGTTAAATCGGGTAAAGCCATTTATAACCATTTTATTTTTTCTTTTCTAATACTTTTAAAACTCCATTAATAACTTTTTCTTTATTATTAATTTTATATTCTTTTAAATAAGTTGCTACAACGTTATTAAGTTTATTTCTTTTAAATGAAATATTATTTATATTAATATTTTCTTTAATTAAAAGTTTAAATAAATTAATTACATGTTGTTTTTCAGTAATTGTGATTTGTTTTGTGTTTTTAACTTTTACGTTTACTTTTGTTTCTAAAATTGATTTTGATTCTTGAGATTTTACTTCAACTTGTACTTTTTTATTTGTATCAACTTCAAAATCTGATTCCCAAGGGGTAAAAAATGTATCTTCTGCTATAATTTCTAAACGTATATTACCTATAGTGTCTTCATCTATTAAACCTTTTAATTTCCTAATAGGAATTTCACATTTACCATCAGAAGAAATTTTTCCATTAAATAAAAGAGAATAATCTGGTGTTTCTACAACTAAACGAGCTTTTGATTTTTTTAAACTTGCTCCTTGAAGTTTAATATCACATTCAAAGAGTTCTGTTTTATCTGTAAATAATTTATACATTATGTGTTTTTATAATAAATATGAAATATTCATTAAAGCTTAATGTTTTCAGTTACTATTCCTATGTTTGTTATTTTTTTGATAGCTAATTTGATATCTGTAGCTTTTATTTTATATTCTTTGATTTCTTTTCGTTTAGATTCTGTAATAGTACTACCATGGACTTTTAAAACTAATTTTACTAATTTCTTTTTATCATAATCAGTCCATTGAGAATAATCATCTCCTGCTGCTCTATAAAGTAATTCTACATCATTCCATGTATATAAGGGATCAGAAGGGTTTGATTGATTCCATGTGAAATCAGCATTATTCCAAGTAAATATAGTCAATATATAAAATTATTTAGCTGCTGTTGTTGGTGCTGTATTGCAAAATCCTTTAACATACCAATGAGTTCCATCTCCTACAAATTCTAATCTTTGGCCTATACCATTAGTACTACCAAATGTAATTTTTCCTTGTGCTAGTACTGGAATAGAACCCGATCCTGCTAAAGCAGTAGATCCTGTTACTATTTGTATACTTCCATAAATTTTAGATTGGCGTCCTGTTGCACTATCATTTGATGATTGAGAAACTATATGAGAAGTATTATCAGCTGTAATTAATGTAAGTGTTACACCTGAAGAACTTACTACTGGTGGTAGTGAAAAAGTAAGTGCTCCTGCTGATGAAGATACAATATATATAGCTCCTGACGATGATACTTGAGCGTTAAAAGGTGTGCTGTTTACGGCTATTACTTCTTGTTTAGCTCCTATTATTTTTCCTTTACCATGGTGATAACTTTTAAAATCTAAATTTCCGGATACATTTAAACTTCCAGATACTGATACTAAATCTGTTCCTATACCATCTCCTAGTTGAATACTACTATCAGATAATAATGTTCTTTCAGTTTCACTAGATAGACGTAGGTGACCATTTTCATAATGTATTCTTCCATTATTAGTACCTAATGATATTTCAAATCTTCCAGTACCTGATGAAGGTAAAAGCTGATATTTATTTCCTGTTCCTATTTTAAAATCACCATCATGTAAAAATATATGTCCAAAAGAACCTGTAGCTCCAATAATACTAGCACTTATATTACCTGAAGCTGTTATGTTACCAGCTACATCTAAGAATAATCCTTTGGATGAATCAGATCCAGTAACATAAATGTTTACTCCATTTGTGCCACAAAATCTAGACGCTGTTATATTTTTAGTAATATTTAAAGATCCTGTTACTTCTTGGCCTTTAATTCCCGTAGCATTAATGTTTATCACTGATGATGATATTACTAATGGACTACTACCTGTAATTAATGATGTAAATATTGGCATTTTATTCTATTTCTGTTAGGTTAAATTTATATTTTTTTCCTGTTTTATTATTTAGTATAAATAGATCATTTTCACCCTCTTGTAATGTCCAATTACCTGTGGTTCCATCTACACTATTTCCTTCTGTTCCTTCATTGCTAAAATGCATATCGGCTGTATACACATTGGCCCATCTATATTCTGAGCTTCCAAAATCATATGAATTATCTACTCTTGGTCGTACATCAGTACTAACGTAAATAAAATCGTCTGCTTGATCTCTACTACTACCTATAAAAGAAGCAGAAACTGTTTTAGATTCTACAACTAATGAGCCTATAGCAGAACCACTAAATACTCCAGTGTGTTTTATATTTCCATTAACTATTGTAGAATAAGGATCTAATACTGGATCAGCAATATTATATGATCTTCCTACACCAGTTGATGATACTACAGCATTACCATGATTTATAGGACCATCTATAACTACCATAACTCCATTTCCATAAGAACTTGATCTACCAAAAGTATCTACAGGGTCGTAATAAGAACTTCCTGTGATAAATAAAGATCCAGTAATACTAGTATGGCCATTTTGATTCATTGGGCCTATATTATTAAAAGTGCCATTTCCACTAACAATTAATGATCCTGTTATTGTTAATCCACTACCACTTAAATTAAGTGAAGCTGAAGGTCCTGCTAATGTTATAGATTGGTTAAATGTTACTGAGTCTGTAAATGTAGTTGAGCCTGATATTTGTAAATTAGTTCCTGGTTTAGGATAAATCCAAGCTAGTGAAGCTGAAGTTATATGTCCTTGGTTCCATTGTTTTGAAGTTGAACCTAAATTCCATGTTTGGTCTGTTTGGGGTACTAAATTACCTGAAACTATAACAGCACTTGCACCATAAACAGTTGTAGAAGCTGCATCTCCTTTAGCTTGAATATGGGCTACAGAAGCAGTTGTTATATGTCCTATATTCCATTGATATTGAGTTGAACCTAAGTTATATGTTTGGTCATTAGCTGGTAAAACGCTTCCTGAGAAGGTAGTAGTTCCAGTACCAATAGTTAAAGTAGTAAAATCACCTACATTTCCAATTATAGCTCCACTTGCACTTATATCTTGAAATGATGCTGTGCAACTTGCTGTTATTTGACCTGATATAGTAACACTATCTGTACAATTATCACCTAAAGTAACATTGTTTCCTAAAATATGATTAGTACCACTTGCACTTATAGCCCCACTTGATGTTATATTTGTAAATGGTTGAGTTATACTTGTTGCTACTATTGTACCTACAAAAGTATTTGCTGTAATTGTTCCACTTGAACTTATGTTACAACTAGCTGTTACTGTTCCTTTAATATTTATATCATCAGTACAATTATCACCTAATGTAACATCATTTCCTAAATGATGAGAAGTTCCACTTGCACTTATATTACCTGAAGCTGTAACATGACCACCTCCACCATCTATTACTACACTATCTCCATTAGCAGCGATACCTGTAAATGTTGTAGTACCTCCTATACTATGATTAGCTGTAACGTTACTTGCACTTATATTTTTACTAGCTGTTACAGGGCCATTAAAAATTATAGCATTTTCTGCTCCATCAAATTTAACTAAATTTGACGTATTATCAGAATTATATACAAAATCTATATCTGATAGGCCTGCATTTACTTCAAATACATCTTGGGAACCATCATTTTCATCTAAAGTAAGAAATATTTCATTTCCTGCTCTAAATATTACATTATCATCAGCAAATTTTATACTTGTATCTAAATCTCCTTGGTGGTAAATTCCATCTGCAATATGGTTATCATAAGAAACTACTCTTAAAAATGAAGCTGTTGTTGAACTACCACTAAATTGTACATGTGTTGTTCCTTTTCCTGTATGGAATATACTTCCTGTAAAACGAGATGTTCCTGTTTGTCTAAAAAGACCTAAATTTGTAAATGTTTCACTTGAACTAACTGTTAAAGAGCCTGTTATTACTACTCCACCACTAGCAAAAGTTGCTGGGCCTCCTAAGGACATAGAATTAAAGAAAACACTTTTCCATCTTTTAGTAGCTGTACCTAAATCATATTTATTTGTTGCCGTAGGTGTTATACTTGAACTTACTCCTGCATTAAATAAAACAGCATCATTACTGCTGTCTCCTACTGTTGTTAAACTACCTGAAAATGTTATATTATCTCTAACATGTAAAGATCCTGATATACTTAACGTAGTCCCTGCTACTGGTGTTATGTTATTTACTTTTAATTGACTCATTTGTCCTCGTGTTTATTATAAATATAATTTTTTTTTAAAATCATATATTATTTTTGTTAATATTTTATTTTAAACATTAATTATTGATATACTTCCTCCTTCAGCTATAGTATATGTTGTTCCTAAAGCTATATTTAATGAAGAATTTGTTTCATTTACATAATATATTACATTATTCCCTGCTACAACATTAAGGTTTTGTGTTACATTAAGATTAGAAATAAATCCTCCTGTTGATTCTATAGCGGCACAAGAAATTTTATGTGCTACAATATCTTTAATAGTTAAATTATGACTTGAACTTATACTTCCACTAATAGTAATATTACTAGATTCTATTCTTAAAGGAGAAACTCCTGCATTACTTATTCCAAAAAGACCTTTTGCTGTAATTTTACCAAAGGATCCTGTAGATGAATGGCTTGAACTTATATCACCACTTGCTGTTATAGCTCCTACAGAACCAGGTCCTATTGAAATACCTGTTACAGTGCTTATTTTATTTACATCTTTCCAATATGTTAATTGAGTAGCAACAGGAGTACCATGAATTTCTGGAATTACTTTATCGTCTGATGTTTGAAAATTATTTGCTATAATAGTTCCACTTGCTGTTAAATTTCCTTTTACTTCAACTGCATTAAATGATCCTGAATTTCCTGTTATAGTTTTACTTGAACTAATAGCTCCACTAGATGTTATAGCTCCTATAGTACCAGTTCCTATAAACATGCCTGGTACTCCTGTTAATTGATTATTATCTCTCCAATAAGTTAATTGATTTGCTACAGGAGTGCTATAAATATTTGGAATTGCTAGTGTTCCCTTTTTAAAATCAGTTGCAGTTATAGTTCCACTTGCACTTATTTGTCCAAATGAACTAGTATATATTGGAACTGTACTTATCATTCCAAATGAACCTGTTGATGTTCCTGAACCACTTATATGACCACTAGCTGTTATATTGCCTTTTACTCTAATTTCACTTGCACTAACATAATTTGAAGTAAGTAAGGAATTACTAGATGTAATACTTCTTATTTCTAAATCTCCACTTGCACTTACATTTCCAGATGCTGTTATGTAGCCTAATCCCGGTCCTATTGTAAATGTTTGGGTTGCACCTTGTCTAAATTTAAATAATTGATTAGCATCTGAGGTAAAAGTTATAATATCTCCTTTTACTTCAGTTTCTCCCTCATCTCTTCCAAAAAATCCTGAATACACATTTCCACTTGCACTTATATTTCCAGATGCTGTTATGTGGCTATTTACATTTAAACCTGTTAATGTACCTAATGAAGTTACATTTGTTTGTGCTGCTGTTGTTAAAGTGCCTCCTATCAATTCAAAAGATCCAGTTAGACCTTTTATTGTATTACTTGAACTTATATCACCTGATGATGTTATATTTATGAATATTCCTTTTGAAGAAGAAATATTACCTAAAAAATAGTTTGTTGTACTTATATCACCACTTGCACTTACTTTACCACTTGCTGTAACATTAGTTGTATTAACATTTATTATTTTTGTAAAATGCCCTACAGATGCTGTTACTGCACCACTTGCACTTATATTACCTGAAGATGTAATGTGGGTAGATGAATGAACATTTGGGAAAGAAGTAACATTTATACTACCAAAAGATCCAGTTCCACTTGCACTTATATCACCACTTGCTGTTAAATTACCTGTTATATCAACACTATCAACAATATCAATAGAATTACCTGAACCACTAGATTCAAATCTTCTTGCATAAACAATACCACTTGCACTTATATCACCATGAACAGTTAATGTTTTAGGTGCTTTAGAAGTATTTATACCTATATTTCCTGCTTCTCTATATAAAGTATTTTCAGTAGAACTTGTAACCCAATAAGATTGACTTATTTCAGCAGGTACAAGATAAGAATTATAAGCCCCTGCAAATACATTAGTTGCTGAAAGTATAGATGAGGCACTTAAAGGACCTTTAATTATTTGAGTACTTGAATCTTCAAGAGTTACAAAAGAATCTATAAGATTAACATATTGTCCCTGATTAGGGACATCTCCTGTTTCAAAATATGATTTCAGTACTGATCTAGTCTTTTTAGCCATTTTATCCTATCTTATTATTTTTTCCTAATTTATCATAACCAATACCTTTTCCTTCTTGTTTTATATTTTGTGCACCTGCTGTTTTTCTAACAGCTTCTCTATCTAAAGGTTTCCCTGAAGGTTCTACTACTAATTCTGTTTTAAACACAACAGTAGATTTACTAAAAAATTTCTGTGGTTTTTTAGTCAATTCTTTATTAATGCTATCCGGTACTAAATATCCCTGAAGAGTTAAACCAAAATCAGTTTTAACAGTTCTATTGTCTCCTTGAGCTATTTCTGTTGTATTGTTATACGTATCTATTTTTGCATTAAATTTAAAACGTTCTGGATCTCCCCAATAACTATCTGAAGTATAATTAATCATTTCAATTAGTTTATTCATTTGAGCTATATAATCACACCAAATTATACAAGAATATGATAATTTAATAAAATCAGGTACTACAACTGCATGAAATTCTTTTTGAGGTTGTCTATTTTGTAAAACAGAAAAATTATCGTATTGATTTCTTTTAGTATATTTTTCTTGAAAAGTATAATATAATTGAGGATTATTACCATCTAATTTATTTCCTAAATCTCTTCTTTTTTCAACACTATCTCTTTTAAACATAATAAGAGGAACTTGTATTTTTCCCTCTTTATCTCTATAAAAACCATCTAATTGAACACCTTTCCATCTTTCAGGAGCTCCATAAATTACAGGAACTTTAGTTCTGTTACCATTTATAATAACTGAAGGTTTTATAACTTCATTAAAATAATACATTATAGCTTCATCATGGTCTTGTAAACCTATAGATATATCCTGTACTTTATCGTCTTTTCTTGTAGTTATTCTTGCTTTATTTATATTAGGTCTATTATCAGGATTTGGAAAATTTTCAACAGGAAATCCATCAGCAAAACCTGATTTAAGATTTTCTCTTAAACGATTATAACCACTTGCTGGTATCGGTTTTCTAGGATCTATTTGTTTTTTATTTATCATTTTAACAATCTTCTGTTGGGTTTGCTATACCTCCTGTTATTTTTACTGTTTTTGGGTATTTTCCTTCTCTAAGAGGTATTAAATTTAATTTTTCAACTCTTGAAATATGAGCATTAAGTATAATAGAAAAACTATCTCCAAAATTTGTTGTTTCTGTTGAAATAGCATAATCTGGATCTCTACCTAATATTAATTGATTTTCAATTTTTCCATCTGTTTCATAAAAATTATTTCTAAAAAGTAATAAATCCCCTACTTCAGGTATTAAATTTATTTCTTTAAGTTCATCTTTTAAAAATGAAAATTGGATTATTTGGTTAATATCAGACCCAAATTGATCAGATGACCAAGATTGATCTGTTCTATTAATTAAACATGCTATTTTTAATGGCTCATAATAATTTTTACCTGGAGCTTCACCATATACATTTACATTAGTTTGTTCTAAAGCAAATTTATAATATGCAACTTCTGTTTGAATAATATCTTTTATAAGTTCACTATTCAAAGTTTGAAATAGGGATACATCTTTATGACCTCCAAATAATGCCATTTATATTCTTTTTAATGTTTCTAGTTTAAATACCAAAGATTTAACTCCTGGTATTCTTAAATCTGTTTTTGATAAATCTGATTTTAATATATCTTTTTTTATTTGTTCTAAATCTTGTTTAGGTTCTCCTCTAGTTACAAATTTTACCCTTAATAAATGATGTTCTATTCCTGGTTTATTTGTAGGAATATCTTCAACACTTACAATAGTTATTTTTCTTACAGCTCTAATTTGATTTAAAATATCAGATATATTAAAATCTCTATCTGTAAATAAATTTGCTTCTATTTTATAAGTATTTAATACTTCATTTAATATATCTTTTAATTTTATCATTATCCTATATAAATTGGGTATGGAACTTTATAAAATGTTTGTTGAGTTAAATCAGCTTCTTGATTTTGTCTTTCAAGTTGTTTAACTCTTGTTGTTTGTTCTAATAATTCTTTTAATTCTGTTATTAGTGTTGTTTTTTCATTTGAAGCTTCACCTAATAATCTACTATAGTCTAATGTTGTTGTGTCTCCAGGAATAGGTAATGATTGATATTTACCTCTAATTCCTCCTAACATTTCTTTAGCTAATGCTAATGTATACTTTCTAATCCATTGTTTACCTGGTTCATTAATATATTGATATGTTGGTGTTGTATATGGTACATTTGATATGTCTGTAATTAAATTATCAGCTGTATTTCTAATTGGATTTGTTGCTGAAGCTTTTAAAACATATTCAAAATGTAGAGTTGTTGCTCTTTGAGGAATAGGAAATAATTTTAAATATCTATTATTAGTTATTTGGAAATGATATGCTGATTTTCTTATTTGATCATTTAATTCAATTGCTTGAAGTTTTAAAGCATCAAAATATAAAGGCATTAACATAAAATTTACACCTGGTGAATAATTACCAAATCCAAAAGCTTCCATTAATGATTGAATTCCTGTACCTGTACCTGCATAGGGGTCAAAATATCTATTGATAGCTGATGGGGCATAATGGTATATTCTTTTAATATATACGTCATCTGAACCACTTATTGAAGATCCTGCTACTGTTAATAAATCATATCTTTGTTGAGCTGCTTTAACTGATAATGAACCTGTTTTTAATTCATAATTACCACCGCCTCCATAAGTTTCATTTCCATATTGATCTGATATATTAATTGTAGATCCTAAATTAGGAGTAATTAATTTATTATTATAATTTGAACCTGTTGTGTTACCTTCTAATGTATGGAAACTATTAATAGTTTGAAAATTATATAGTTGAGCCCCATATTCATTAACAGCTTCTTCAAAACAAGTATAAAAATTAACTGATTGTAATTCAATATCTACGAGAGGATATCCTAATCTTTGTGCACACCAAGTTGCTGTAGTTATAGCATCATTTTGAAATGATTCATCATTATCATATAATCCAAAAGGTGTATCTCCTGGAAAAAACGAACTTGAACCGGGCCATATAGGTATTCTTGCCATTGTATTATAGATTTATCCTGTTATAAATATGAAAAAAGATAATTAGCTTAAGGATTCTTAAGCAAGTGTTGGAGCATGGTTAGCAATACCTGTAACATACCAATTAGTTCCGTCTCCTACAAAATCAAATTTCTGACCTATACCATTAGTTCCAGATAAAGTTATTTTCTGTTTAGCAGATACTCCTATAGATCCACTACCTCCTGCTGTGATTAAATCATTACCTCCACTAACAAAACTTATGTTACCATAAATTTTTCCTCCTTCTGCTGATGCTACAGATTGTGAAATTATGTGTGCATTATTATCACCTGTGATTATAGTAAATTGTACACCTGCACTATCTGCTACTGGTGGTAAAAATAATGTAGTTGCTGCTGAATGTGATCTTACTAGTAAAGCTCCAGATGATGATACTTGTGCATGTAAATCTGTTGCTTTTTTAATTACTTCTCTTTTATTACCTATTATAGTAGAACCAGCACTAAATTTAAGATCTTTACTAGCTGTTATTGGTCCATTAATTTGTATAGAATCTAATGTAGCGTCAAATTTAATAAAATCAGTTGTATTTACTGAATGATAATGGAAATTTATATCTTGTTTTCCTCTATTGATTTCAAATTTACTATTAGTAGTAAGTTCATTTATATTTAAGAATTCTTTTCCACCAGCATTAAAGTTTATATCATCTGTAGCTAATTCTATTGTTGTATTACTATCACCTTGATGATTTATAAATTTATCAGTTTTAATAAAATCAAATGATCCTGTTTTTGCAAAAATATCACCACTTGCACTTATATTAATTGCTAATATATCTCCACTAGATGTTATATTTCTGATTTCTAAGTCTCCACTTGCACTTATATTATTACTTGCTGTTATATTACCAGTTAATGTTAAACCTTTTGTAGTATCTCCTTCTGATAATGTGTTTGCAATTAATCCACTTGCACTTATATTGTAACTTGATGCAGTTACATGACCAACAAATAAATGAGTATCTGAAACTTTATTTCCTAAAGTAGTAGTACCATCAATATATAAATTAGATCCTGTAATTCCGGTACTTGCACTTATGCTACTAGCTGTAATATGACCTGTAACATTAAGAGTAGAGAATGAAGCAACACTAATAGTATTAGTTTCTAATCTACCAAAAGATCCAGTTGATGTGTAACTTGCACTTATATTACCACTTGCTGTTATGTGTGTTGTATTAACATTATCAAATGTATCTATATAAGCTGTTCCATCAATGTATAAATCTTTCCATTCTAAATATTGAGAACCTAAATCGTATAAATTATCTGTACCTGGTACAAAGTGTACACTTGCTGTTAATCCAGGTTTAGCTGAGGATCCTGTTAAATGTGATATAAAAGCTAATGCTGTATCTCCTGCTGCTGCTCCTAAATTGTCTATATAAGCAACATTCTGTATATATAAATCTCTCCATTGTAATACAGATGAACCTAAATTGTATTTATTAGAATTACCAGGTACAATATGTACACTTGATGTCATAGCAGGTTTAGCAGATGATCCTGATAATTGTTTTATGTAAGCTATTGATGTGTCTTCTGCTGCTGCTCCTAAAGCATCTATATATCCTACCCCATCAAGATATAAATCCTTATATTCTAAAGTAGAAGAACCTAAATTATGTACATTATCTTGATCTGGTACTAATGCAGCTCCTATTGTTATTGGACTTGAAGCACTTAAATATTGTATTGATGCTGATGTCATCGAAACTGTGCTAGTACTAAAAGTAACACTATTCATAAATGTAACAGCACCTGAAACTTGTAAATTAACTCCTGGTTTAGGATAAATCCAAGCTAATGAAGCAGATGTTATATGTCCATTTTTCCATTGTTTTGAAGTTGAACCTAAATCGTATGTTTTATCAGTAGCAGGTAAAAGACTTCCTGAGTAACTAGTTGTACCTGTAAAAGTTAAGGCACCAAATGAACCTGTTCCAGTAACTGTTAAGGATCCTGTTACTACTACTGAACCACTTGCTGTTAATGTACCTGCATTTGCTGTTTTTAATATTCCATTGTCATCTATTGTAACAAATTTAGTTCCACCTGCTTGTAGATTTTCAATTTTTACTGGGTCATTAGTTCCTGATTGAGAAACATGTAAATTATGAGTAGGTGAAATTGTACCTATACCTAAACCTGTATTTTTAACCCTCATTATTTCAGTAAATGAAGATTCTTTTCCATCAAGAGATACTTCAAATGTTATTGAACCAGAACCTGTTGCTACTGTACTTACTCCTGCTAATCTAGCATTGAAGTGTCTACACATATTACTATTATTCTGTGTAAATATAATTGTACTACCAAATCCTTTTGTTCCTGGAGTAACTGATCCTGGATTTATATTTGATATTGATCCAAGTTCAAGAGATGTAAATGGTACACTTGCTGAATAAGCTCCATTAAATACTGCTAAACTTGCTGATTTTTCAGCAAAGTTTTGGAAATGGAATCTATTAGAAGATGGTCCTCCTGATTTTGATGGGTTAGTTTGATAAAATAATTTTTGATAATTAAAATATGAAGGGCCTACAGTATTTGGATCTGTAGCTACATATTCTGAAGGTAAATTATTGTATGAGGTTATAGGATACAATCTATTATCTCCACATGTACCAAATCCTGCAAATCCAGTAGGATTATCTGAATAATTTACGGTTCCTGGACCTATTACAGCTGCTATAGTTGAAGTAGGATCAGCATATGAACCTGTAAAGCTACCTGTTGATGTATAAACTAATGTTGGTATTGTAGGTGTATTTGAAAAAGCAACTGAGCCTGTAAATTCTGCAGATCCACTAACTCCTAAAGAGCCAGTTATACAAGTATTTTCAAGGCAAGCTTCTCCTGAGATAACATTTAATGAACCTGATATAGTAGTTGAACCTGAAGCCATTACTAATCCAACAAAAGTTGCAGATTCTGTAACCATTAATGCTCCTGTTACAAATAAATTTCCAACTAAATTAGATTTACCTGAAACATTAAAGGAACCTGTTGTATATATATTTCCTCCATTAAGAGTTATAGTAGAACCTGATATAGTAGTTGAACCTGTTACAATAAAATTAGTTGTATTAGCTTCAAATGTAGTTGTATCTGCTTCAAATTTTGAACCAGTATATTGTAAAAGTGAACCTGTTATTGATGTTGTTGAATCATCAATACCAATATCTATTTTCTTTGTTGTTCCTGATAAGTCTAAAAGTTTACTACCAGAAACGACAAATTCTTGCTTACTTGCGGTAGCAAGTTGTACGAATGTATTTACATCAGCTCTAGAAAATAATGCTTTAATTCTGGTAGCTTCAGTGATTCCACGTATAGATCCTGTTGCTAACGATTTACCTTCTTTTAATAAATTTATTTCTTTAAATCCTATACTAGATGAAGTACGTGTTTCAAGAGAACTACTCATAGAAGCACTAACAAAATGTATAGAATC